CAATTCCAGGAACACCATCTGTTATCGCAACATTAACTCAAATAGGATAACTTATCTTTTTTTATTTCTATATTTATAGTAGTAAAACTATAAATTTTAGATATGTCAATAAACATTAAATGGACAGGAAGTGTTTCGGTTGCTATTTCTGGTAGCACTCCTTTTGGTATATACGATACGGATTCTCAATTCCAAAACGATGGTCCTAGAACAGCTGCATGGTGTGCAAAAAGATTAGGTTATCCAATTGTAGATGTCGAATTAATTGATGAACAATTTTATGCATGTTTTGAAGAAGCAACTTCGGAATATGGTGCGCAGGTAAACCAATTTAATATTAGAAATAATCTGTTCTTATTAAGAGGACAAGATAATACCAATTCATTTACTCAAAAATTAGTAGATGGTGCAGGATTATCAACAGTTTATAGAATAGCACAGGCATATGGTTCATTAGTAGGTGTGGGTGGTGATGTTAGTGTTAAAAAAGCATATATTAATTTAACACCAAATGTTCAAAAATATGATTTATCATCAGCACTTTATAGTGCAGAATCAGCATCTTACGGAACCGCTTTAAGTGGTGGTGTTAAAAGAGATATTGTTAGAGTATTCTATGAATCAACTCCGGCAATTACAAGATTTTTTGACCCATATTCTGTTGGTGCGCAAGGTACATTGAACTTAATGTCAGAATTGGGATTTGGTAATTATTCACCAGCAGCACAATTCTTATTAATGCCTTTATATGAAGATGTTATGAGAATGCAACAAATTGAATTTAATGACCATATTAGAAAATCTTCACATACATTCAATATAGTAAATGATTCACTTGAAATATTTCCTGTACCATTTACGGGAGGTTTGCAAAAAATGTATGTTGAATATTTTGAAAGAGATGAATTTGATAATAATTCAGCAGTAGTTAAATCCGATGTTGTAGCTGATTATTCTAATATCAAATATGATTTTATACCATATATCGATATAAACGAAGTTGGTAAACAATGGATTAGAAAATATACACTGGCATTAGCAAAAGAATTATTAGGTGCAATTAGAGAAAAATATTCTACTATTCCAATTCCAGATGCGGAAGTATCATTGGATGGTGCGGCATTGAGAGCAGAAGCGCAAATAGAAAAAGATGCATTAATAGAACAACTTAGAGAAAACTTAGAAGAATTGAGTAGAAAAAATCAATTTGAAATTCAAAAAAATAGTGCGGACTATCATCAAGATATGTTGAGAAAAGTTCCGTTAAAATTATATGTAGGATAATATGCCAAAGTTTATATCAGATAGAGATGTTGCATTTTTTAAACACATTGCTAGAGAGGCTGTGGATGATGTTGTTGAAAATATATGTGTTTTATTTAAAATCAATTTAACGGATACCAAAATTAACATTTATGGTGAAGCTATTAATAAAACATGGCATCCGGGCGTTCAATTAAATGTATTAATAGATAAATCACAACAAGCTCAAAATTATGAAGGTTTTGGACCAAATACAAATCAAGATGTTCAATTTAATTTTGACAGATTTATGTTAGAAGAAATGGGAATATACCCTGAAGTTGGTGATATTATCTTTTTTGACCAATCATATTATGAAATTAACAATACTAACGAAGTTCAATATAGTGGTGGATTACCACAATATAATTTTAGTGTTGTATGTTCTGCATTTATGGTTTCTAAATCATTACTTAACATAGAAGAAACAATAAAATAATGTCTACAAATCCATTAAGACCTGATTTTAACAGGGCAAAACAAATTAAATCCGAAACGGGTGATGTAAAACAAAGTATCACTCTTTTTGATATTGATTATGCAATGATGTCTTATTTAGAAGATACGGTTTTACCTAAATTAGACAATAATGGTAAATCATTAAAAATTCCAGTTATATATGGTAATTCTGAAAGATGGAATGGTGCAAGAAGACAGGGAGTTTTCAGAGATGCAAAAGGTAAATTACAATTACCTCTAATGATGATTAGAAGAAATACTGTTTCTAAAGATGAAACAATGCCCCATTTAAGAAGAGGTGTTTATTATCAAACTATTTCAAAATACTCAAAAGACAATCGTTATGACCATTTTAGTATTTTAGGAAGTACGGTAAAACCTAAAAAAGAATTATACAATATTTTAATGCCAGAGTTTGTAGAAATAACTTATGAATGTATGGTTTGGACTGCATATACTGAACAATTAAATGAAGTAATTGAAGCATTGAATTATACAGGTCAATATTGGGGTGATAAAGAAAAATTTAAATTTAGAACACAAGTTACTGATTATAATGTAGTAAATGAGGTAGGTGATGGAACTGAAAGAATTAATAGAGTAGAATTTAATTTAGTTACAAAAGCTTATTTACTTCCAGAAAAATTTGATGGAGAATCACCGATTAAAAAATCACTATCAGTTAAAAGAGTAGTAGTTGCAACCGAAGTTGATATTACAAGTGGTAATGGTAGATTAGAGGGATTATTGACAACACCATCACCATATTATGATAACAAAGATTTGATTGATTTCTTATCTTTAAATAATAATATGGTTACGGCAGGAGCTCCTGTAACTACTTTTTCAAATATTAAATTAATAAAAACACCGGCCGCATTACAATCGGTAATAACATCCGCACTGACAGATGGTGATGATTCATATGATGTTAAAGTTTATGTAAATGGTGTTAGATATTATTTCAATACACACTTTACCGTAGTTGTAAATTCTAATTCGTTAGAAATTAATTTTTCTTCAATGCCATTCGTAGTTGATAGTGCGGATGAAATTACAATAACAGGTAAATTTATTGATTTATAATGAAAAGAAGTTTATTAGACATAACTCAAAAGATGTTTAGAAAACCTGGTAATGCAATTTTGACTCCTAAAAATTTATCGGATTCAACATATTCGATTTGGGAAGCAACGGGTTGGAAATTTGTAGATATACTTAGAGAAATAGAATATAGAAAGGAGCAAGATAGATTAAGAATTTATATTAACACACAAAATATAAGTGCAACCGATTATATAGTTGAGCAAGGAAGTAGTGGTCTGTTAGTTAAATTTATTAAAAATAGATTTGAGTATCAATTAGATTCACAAGATTTTATTGAAATTAAAGGTGATATAGAAAAATATGCTTAGACAGTTTAATTCAAATGCAAGAAAGTTAAATAGAATCATTCCTCCAAAAGTGAATGCAGAAAATCTTGTCAATTCGGATTTAACAGGTAGTTTACAAAATATAGAATTACCAACTACAAATAAATTTAATTCAAATACTCGTTCAAACCCCAATCCTATAAAAGTTGTAAATAATAAAACAACTATATCTTCGTTTCATCAAGAAATACTACAACATAGTGCAAGATACATTACTAGAATTATTGATGAATTTAATAATACTGAAAATACACTTACGATATATAATGTTAGTTTAGATTACGGAACGGAAGGTGCAAATTCAGATAATTTCGAAGTATTGGTTTATGGTTTACATATTCCAGGAGATTATACAATTAAAGAAATTGGAAACAATGTAGTTATAAAATTAAATGATGAATACATAGATTTTGATAATGTAACAATAAACGATATTTATGTTATAGGTAAACTAAAAGATATACCAATTGGAACGGAAACCGATATAGCATTATCAACAGAAGGTGATGAAGAAATAATATTATAAAAAATGGCATTAAGACAAACTAAAAAAATATCAGAATTACCGGCATTAACTCCGGCAACATTAGACACAACTTTTGTAGTTGGTATATCGGGCAGCACTACATATAAGATTTCAATAAATCAATTGACCTCTTCATTGGATAGTGCATTTGCAACGGATTTAGTAACGACTGCATTGAGTGGAACTTTGGATAGTAAATTATCAACATCATCTTTCAATTCTTATACTGCAAGTATTTCAACAGGAAGTTTAGTAACATCTATTTCAAATTTAAATATTTTTACTGCTTCGGTTTCAACTGCAAGTTTAGTAACATCTATAACAAATATTAACAACGCAACTTCTTCATATGAATTAAAAGGGAGTGGTATTTTAAGTGGTAGTGTTTCTTATACATCTCTTACAAATATTCCACAAGGTATAGTTTCTCAATCTACGGATTTAAGTTCATTGAATACATTTACTGCAAGTATTTCAACTGCAAGTTTAGTAACATCAATTGAAAACTTAAATACATTTACCGCATCACAATCTACATCATCTTTGGTGAATAGATTAAACGCAATTGAGAATGTAAGTGGAAGTTGGATTACTGAAAGTGAAACAGGTTCATTACAAACTTCAATTACAAACTTAAATACATTTACTGCATCGGTTTCAACTGCAAGTTTAGTAACTTCTATTGCAAATTTAAATTCAGCAACATCATCGTATTTAACATCATTAAGTGGGGCAATAAGTTCTTCATCTCAATTAACATCTTCATACGATACAAGATATGTAATTAGTGGAAGTGTGGGAGCAACTCCATTAGGAACAATTAGTGGTTCTGCACAAATAACTGCATTTGGATTTATAAGTTCATCACAAACAATTGATACAAGTTCATTAGCAACTACTGGTTCAAATACATTTATAGGAACTGAAACAATTAGTGGTTCATTACTTTTAAGTGGTAGTTTCAGTTATAATGGAACACCTCTTCAAAATGGATTCGCGTTTGCACAACCAATCCTTTCAAAAATAGTAAGTAATGCATCTTACACAGGAGCAGCATCTTGGACAGGAACATATGTAAGTAATGGTGGAGCAATTATAGTAAGAGCAGATGTTACGGGATATAGAGCAAGTGTAGGTACGGGAACTGCCGTATTATATAGAGATGGGGTAGCGGTAGCATCTCATTCGTTTTTCTTTAATCAAGCAAATGTACATACTACGATACCAACTATAACTTATGTTAGAAACTCCGAAACAGGTTCACATACTTATTCAATTGGATTTACTGATATAATTGCAGATGTAAATGATTATTTAACTATAACTGTTTTAGAATATGGAAATAGTGCAATACTACCTGCAACTTTAATAAGTGGTTCATCTCAATTAACATCATCATTTGATACAAGATATGCGGCAAGTGGAAGCGCTCCAACTTTATTTTTATTGGAAGCATACGCAAGTGAGACATACACGTTACCAGATACTTTTACTGAAGACACTTGTAGATATAGTATTGTGAATAATAATGTGAATGTACCGAGTAATTGGTTCAATACTTCAACTTATACCTTTACACCTCAAAAAGCAGGTTATTGGGAAATTACTGCTAGCTACGACCTTTATAGAGGTAGTAATGTTGAAGCAAGTATAGCAATTAAGAAAAATGCCGACATTGTGGCGGCTGCAGGTTCTTTTGGTACAGTGGCTCAACAAATAAGAAAAATTGTGTATCTAAATGGTTCAACCGATTATATAAACATTATAAATGTTGGTGGTGCAGCTCTACAAAGAGCACAATTTGATAGTAGGTCTTGGTTTCAGGCGAAATGGATAGGACAATAAAAAGATTACATTAACGATATTTATAGGATATGGCAA